GGCCACGACCTCTTCATGGGTGGGAATGGTTGCTAAAAATCGTGCATAAGCGTCGTCATTATGCGCGAAGTCAGGTCGGACTCCACGCATTAACAACCAGACGACGAAATTCCTAATATAAAAATTTAAGGTAGGAGTAAACGCACTTTCCACCATTAAGGCAAGCGCTCTTGCCAAAACTAGACCGGCGGACATATTAGCGCTCTCAACATTTAAGAGAGAGCACAGCACTTTATTAGGGTTGGTAAGCCCAACATATTTATCATTTTGTCTGTCAATAACTTTTCCCAACCATGTATGCCCACAAATAGAATAACTAGTCACATCCTTATCTTTATCTAATCTAAAACCAAACGCAAGATAAGCATTGTAACACATCTCAAATGTGAAGTTTTTAGCATATTTAGGATGAATTTTATCAACGTTATCATCACCAAACACATTATATTTATAATATTTAAACTTCTCCAGCTCAGCATATCCACGAGGGGAAAATCCAAGCTGATTTTGAGTCAACCAATTATGATTCTTAACCACACAATGATCTACGCAGTTATCGTCAGTTGTGGAGTCTTGGCCACTAGGCCCTCCAATGTGTTTACAAACAATCTGACCAGTTGGGAGTTGTATAAGTGTATGGGATTTCCAAAAATAGTAGTAGTTTTGACGCTCCCACCATTCCTCGATCGACATCTTACACTTATCCCAGCAGAAAAAGCGAATGGCTTTCACAGCATCAAATAAGTAGCATGCACCAGTTGCATCCCAGCGAATAACATCACCAGAGCGGATTAACCACTCCAGATTGTCATCATTATCCATATATTCGCCGAATGCGTGCAGACCACCATTCTGAGCCACAAAGCCAACACGTACAGGGCATAAATCCAGCTTGTTACCAAGCTCAACTATCTTATCATGTGTGTCCTGATTCATTTTTGCACCAGCAAACTGAAATGCAATATCACTTATAGTGAAACCACGTTGATCTTTAGTTTGCTTAATGCGTTCTACTTTTCCTGCCTGCTTCCAAAGGGGAACATATCCAACTTTATGTGCAAAATTCCAGAACCATTTTATCTCGGCCCATCGTTGACGCAACGCTTGGCCTTTATCTTTCATCCCAGCTGCTTGAAAGCAGGGTCCTGGTGAAGTTGTCTCATCGATCATAACCTTTCCATCATCTTTAACAGAACATTTGCCTTCAAGAAGGTAAAAGTCTCGTTTTGTCATATCAATAGCACGTCTCCATATTTCGGGATGAAGATTAAATTCCATATAAGGTGAATCATACTTAAGAACAGATTGATTCACTCCTTCAAACGTGTCCCGCCTTATATTATAAAGATCCATATCCCAAGGTATCGGATACGGGTGATCGACAAGATATTGTGAGAACAATGGTTCTCGTATGAACTTATTAGCAATGGAGGTTTTACTGTCAATTTTATTAACAAACCCCACATGCTCCATGTGTTTCATCCGTTCCTTGGGTATAAAAGGCACAGGTGGCTGTTGATCCGTCCCTCTCAACCACCATTGAAAGAGGGGCGGTACAGCCACCTCTACTAGTTTAAAGGACTGCCAAACTTTTCAAGAAAGGCAGCAG